TATGCTCATAGCGTTTGTTGATATAGTTGGTGCACCAAACCGCTGGGTCACAGTCATCGTATTTTAATGACCATGCGTACCAGCGGATGAATGCTTCGCGACGATTTTCTTTTATTCTATAATCCATTACTTCGTCTTAATAAAGGCAGGTAGTTCGTTGATTGTAATTTTGGCATTGATGGGTTTCATTGCCTTCTTCAATTTATCAGTGTGTGCCTTGCGGAGTTTATACTCAGTCATGTTACGGTGAGAGATAACGATAATACCTTCAGTGACATCCATACCACCCATCTTGTTAAGTACCGCACCCAATCCATCATTCATGCATCGGTCAGAGGAGATACTAATAATACCTACTTTAGGATTAGCAGCTTCCAAGTCTCCAACAATCGTTTCCAACTCTTTCTTTGTGTAACGCTTGAAGTTATTTTTCAATACTTCCTGCTCTTCACGGAGCATCTTTTCCACAGACTTGATGTTATGGGCGATAGCATTCTTAGAATAATACTTCACCAGATTACGCAAAGCCGTGTTCTTGAACGTGGTGGAATCAATCGACAAGCCAGTAGTTTGAAGAAGGTTCAGAATACCACGCTTCAAAGCACCTTTGTCGTTAGGCTTCTTTTTCTTCTCTTGGTGATTCATTAGCAAGCCAAAGTCATCGTAGTTAGCTTGCTTGTTCAGAAACTCGGAACTGTTAATGTAGATGACTGGGACGTTTGGCCAATTCACTTCATACGCTGCTGTGATGGTATGGTTGCCGTCCAGAATCATTTTCTCACCCTTCTCATTCACAACGATAATTATTGGAGAGATATTGCGACGTGCTTTTAGTGGGTCGTCACGCATTAAGTCTTTAATGTCTTCAAGGTGCTCAGGTTCAATCGTATTGAACCGAATTTGGTTCTTTGGTAGTGCGAAGATTTCTTTCGTTGGTGCTTGATACTCAATGTAGTGCTCAGCAGCCAGACGTGCTTTGATAGCTTCAGTCACGTCTTGGTCCGCAACGTCAACGTAGTCTAGATTCTCTTCAGGTTCAATACCCTTGATCCAGTTTTCACCAACCAGCTTAATAGACTCAGTCAGATTAGAGAAGTCTTTGACGCAACCTACACCACCACCAACAGACTTATTGTAGAAGTCTGGGTTCTTATTCGCTTTGATTGATTTGAGAAGGTAATTCTCGAGAGTAATGGCGATAGACTGAGTGCCACGATAGATGATACTGCGACGCATATGACCATTCGCCCATGCGTACTGAAGTTCTTCATCTTCTGAGGATGTCACATAACCGTCGAATTCTTCGTCGGTTTTGTGGAAACCAATATACATTTTACCATCAATGATATTGCGCCAGCCGTAAACGATCGCTTCATACTTCATAATAAGTTTACTTTCTCAGTGTCAATAATACTATTATACTACAGAAACTGATTTAAGTCAACACTTTTTTGCGAACTGTAGGACGAGGCTAGACTTCCCTTGCGACCTGAATATAATGCCTTACGAACTGTAGGGTCATTTTCGTCGTAGATTCCATCCTCTAGCCTACCGTTTACCTTGAAAATGCTTAGGGAACAACCTGATTTCTGTTTGCCCCAGAATCTAAAACCTAAGGATTCGTAAAACGCCACAGCACCTGGTTCAGCAGATACTCGGAAATATACAGCACCTCGTGCCACTATATCGTCGTAGGAGGCTAGAGTCAGTTCTTTTGCTACACCTTTACGTCTATGCTTGTTAAACGTATGTAGCAGCTGTAGGTTTGCCACTCTAGGATTAGTCTTTCCAAGAGTGGTAATGATTGCACCCATCAATTCTCCAGACGAATCAAATGCTCCAAGACATTCATCCCATTGCTCTTGCATATCTGCTTTGGCTCTAAACGTCTTGGCGAATCCGTCAGCTTTATCTTCAGTGATAGCCGACACGAATTCTTCTCTGGTGCACTTACGCAACTGCAAGGTATTCACGTTGTTTGTTACCACGTTCTTTATCCCACTTTGTCTTTTCCCAACCAACATACTCATTCAGATCCCATACGAATGGAGGGAACTTGTAGTTATCTGCAGCAAGGATTTCTTTGACGCTTGGTCCATCGTTCAATGCAGCTTCGATAAACTTCTCTGCAAAACGGAACTGAGCTTCCATCTCTTCACGCTTTGTTGTTGAACGGAAACAACGGAACTCGATAGTACCAGTATGCTTCATGCAGTATGTATTGATTGCGTATCGGAAAGGACGACCCATTGACACACCATCTTTGCCAGCAGCGTGTAGCTTGATAAAGTGTTCAAAGTCTGTTGCCAGATTGATGATATTGTCACACATATATTCTGGCATTTCTCGTCCGCCGTCATACTTGAGATACATCTTAGCACCCTTGCATGATTTCATTTGTGATGCTTCATAGAAGCCATAACACGCTTCAATGGTATCGGCTTGATTGGCTTTGATGTAAGAGATTAACTTCTTGAGTGAAGCTACATCGTCCTTGAGACCAGGAACGAATACATGCAAGTGACCATGGTTCACGCAAGAAGCAGAAGGAGCATTCCCAGCATCCACAAAGAAGCTATGGATCTCCATGACTCGGTCCACTTGCTCTCCCCAAGTATTAGTTGGCTTAGTGTTAATCTCACCACCCATGTAAGGGTCAGTACCAAGAGGATCGCAAGCAATATACTTAAAAGGTTCATGAATGTTTACAATATCAGTTTCAGCGTATTCCCATTTACCAAGATGTTCTGGAACGACAAGTCTACGATCTACGTCACCCCATTCAATCTCGTAACCCCATGTGTATTTGTTAGACGGATAATTCATGTTCAACCCTTTGTAAGTCTCGTTTGTTTGTCTTTACTATTTGCATATCGAACGTAAGACTAGAATCAATAGTCATATAAGTGTTCATGGGAACTTCCATAGTAACACCCTCGACACCAGCACGTTTTGCAATATTAGACGTAGAAGTAATTATACATCCATCTAGCATAGAAGTCAAATATAATGGACGCTTGCCATTGCGATATGTAATTAGCTTTCTATCAGCCCACAACTCACACGCAGCAATAGAAGCATCAGGGAATTCTTCTAGTGGTGAAGGTGAGTGCAAAATCAATTCACTATCGTTTTTAGTTTCACAAACGTATTCTGGAAACATTGTCTTCCAGTTCTCAGGTAGTTCTTGAGTGACAACACCATTGTGAACGATAGAACATTCTGTGTTTGCTAAGGGTTGATTATATTCCAGATCGCTAGTGCTGTAACGACAATGACCAATAAGGTATAAAGTACCGTCATCATTTACCATCTCCTCCAAAGAGTCCAAATGAACAAACCTGTCTGCTGGGACAGGCTCTTTGAACGTCATAATTTTATTTTGAAATAATATAGACATTCCTGTAGCATGCATTCCACGAATCTTTGACTCATGGAACACACGTCGTATCATAGCAAAGTGATCACTCGTAGGGTTACGGATGATCGCACCAATAATAGAACACATTAAAAGAATCCTTCTAGTGAGTTTGCTTTTACAGATTCAGGGTGGTACTTCTCAAGTGTATCACGACCAAGTTTCTTTTCGCAGAAGTCATACCACTCTTCACTGTCCCACATGCTAGGTGAAACACCGTTCCACAGTGGACGCCACTCTTTGTGTTCTCTGTTCAGTCTGCGAGTCTCAACAAACTCGAAACGGCATTCTTCGTATTCTTTAGTTCCCAACTCTAGCATTTTCTCTCTAAAGTAAACAACTAGGGAAATACGCTCAGAACCTTCTTGGCAAACAATAGGTGTGTTACCATGCATAACTTCGTGGTTGTTAATCAACAGCAAGTCACCTGGACGAACGTTAACTGCTACACGATATTCTGGAGCAATTAGATATCCACCAGAGTAGTTACCATCGTTGGACAATGTCAACAGGTTAGACAAACCAGAAGTCAAGTCACCAGCATCATAGTGTGCAGCTGTACGGAATGTCTTGTTAACAGTTACTGTGGTGAATGGAGTTCCAGGAACCAAGAATGCAGGATCAAGTTTCTTGGCAGCTTCCATTTGGTTATTGAATCTCCATGGAAGAAGATCCTTAAAACCTTTGGCAAGATTCTGCAAGAATGGGAATGCCATGGCAAACTTCTCTGGGTTCTTTGTGGTGTATGCAGTTGCACGACCATAAGGAATACGTGGATAACGATCGAACCATCCAGCAATACCAGAGTTTACAGAGTTAGCATAAGTGGTAGCGCAGATTAACTTCTCAGCTACATGTGACGCACTCGCTTGCTGTTCTTCTTGCGACAACAGTTTAGTTTTGTTGACCCAGTCTTCAAACTTGAACTGCTCTTTCTTGACACGTTCAATAGACCAAACGTTGGCACGATTGGAGATTGAGTCTTTTTTATTGGCATACTTCTTACGAATTTCTTCGATTGGATCTTCACCAAAAAGATTCTCAGTTGGCTTCAAGAAGTAGTCTACAATTTCATACTCATACTCAGTAACCCACTCGCGATTACCAAGTTTGTCTGCACGTGGACCAGCAGCCAACCCACGATTCTGCGTTTCAATTGCAGCTTCGCGCAAGCCAGCGTATGCTGCGTCTTGTTGTTCCTTGGAGAAGTAGTTCTTGCGAAACTTAAAGACAATACGATCTTCTGGATATGTTTCATCTTCGCCAACAGGCAGTGGCATGTAAACATCACAATCTTCTTCAACCAACAAGTCATAGTGACTCTCATCAACAAACTGCCCTAGCAAATGTTCGCTGTTATATTTTCTATCGGCAACAATAACCTTAACCATATCTACTCCTTAAAATTTGAAATCACTGAACCCAGTACTACTATGTAGTCGTTTGCCAAACTCACTTTGATCGAAGAGAGGTTTATCTTCTTTCATACTGTAAGATTGACCAGCGTCTGACAAGTTCTGCTGAGCAGAGGCTTCTACATCATATAACTTCATCTTTGAACGATCAATACCAACAACGAATCGTTTGTAAAATCCAGGATCATTGTAACGATTCTTCAATTGTTTAACAATGATTTGATTTAGTTGTTCAAGTTCTTCATTGGAAACCAATGCAAACATAAAGTCTGCTGTAGCTGGCAAACCAAAAGATTCTGACGTATCTTCCAACCCTGGATCACTATTCGTAAAACCACTACGAGTAGTTTGGGTTGCAGACAAGATCGGTACATTATATTCTACAGCAAGACCACGTAACTCTTCAGCAATCGACTTAATATATGTATAAGAGTTTACGGAGCCACCTTGCTTGACTCTCTGAGAAGAACAGATATTGAGATAGTCAATCATGATAATGTCTGGACGGAAGTCACGCTTCATCTTCAATTCTTCTAGCAGTGCACGGAAGTGACCAGCATGGGCAGATGCAGTTGGGTATTCTTTAACGATCAGCTTGCCTTGAGTTTTCTTGGACAGCTTTTCCATTCTAGAATCAAAGATATCTTTATCGATAACCTTCAACTCATCCATGGTAAGGTTCAAGAGGTTTGCATCGATACGTTCAGCAATACGTTCTTCAGCCATTTCCATGGTAATGTAAAGAACATTCTTACCTTGCATCAGTGTAGATGCAGATACGTGACACATGAACAATGACTTACCAACACCAGTACCAGCAAGTGCAATGTTTAGAGTTTTCTTTGACAAGCCACCCTTAGTGATAAGGTTAAACATCTCAAGATCGAATGCAACCTTTTCTTCGATTCTATGATAGAATTCGAAACGTTCATCTGCATCATCCAAGTAATCGTGACCAATGTGACTATCAAAACTTACGGCAAGCGCATCAGACAAGATGGATGGAATCGCATCTTGGTTGTGCACCTTATCTTTACCATCAATAATTTTAATCGAAGCCAGAATCGCATTGTATACTGCTCGGTCTTTACAAAACTTCTCAGTATTCTCTAGCAACCAATCAGGATTGGTCATCACATCGCACACAAGAGATTTTGCATACTCATGCAATTCTGGAACTTCTTTATCAGTCAACCCTGGAAGATTAGTCACCTCAATGGCGATAATCTCCGAGGATGCAGGTTTGTTGTATTTCTCAAAGAAAGAAATCAACAGACCAGCAATTGTCGAATCCTTGCGATCAGCAAAGTATTCTTTCTTGAGGTAAGGAATTACCTTACGGCAATACTCCTCATTATGAATAAGATTAGACAGAATGGCTTGTTCAATACGCATTAAAATTTCTACCCTTCAATACCACCAGTATATGATATGTTGTTTTCATTGATACCAAAAATAATAAGATCTCTTAAGAAGTCACCAAGGAATTCTTCAAAGACTGCTTTCTGCTTGGCAGTAAAATCCTTGCCTGCATAGTCATGCACGTTATACTCAAAGTGCATGTGAGCATGTTCTTCATCTGCATCCCCAACGATTTTATCAAAAGAAACCTTACCGTAAGAGAATATTATACCCTCATATGGACTCACAAGCAACTTTATTGCCTGTGTCTTGTCCACTTTATTTTCTAATACTACGTGAGCAGGTAGTTGGAAATCTTCAGGCACTTCGTACATATCATCCTTCTATTGCAGCAAGTTCTGCATCAATGTCTTCACCTTGCATGATGTCACCAGTAGAAATTGCATACTTGTTCTTGACAAACTCATTGAAGGTCTTTGATGTTACAACTGACATCCAGAAGTCTTTGGTATCGGTATCTTTCAAACGATACTTCTTGTCTTCAACGACCCCATCGGCATCTACCTTGCTATACCAACCATTGCTTGGCTTAACAACGTGTCCTGACTCCAAAGCGATATCAAGCAGACCAGACCAACGGCTAATACCACCGTCAAAAGATACGCTAACAGGTATCTTAGATTTTTCTTTAACATAACGACTTTTCTCTACGTTGATAATAAAGTTGTAGCCGACGATCTCAGTACCTTCTTTTTCTTGTTGACGACCCAAGATAAAGATGTTGTCAGCTGAGTAGTAAGAACCAGTACCACCACCAACGATGTCTTTTGGATACAAACCAATTTCTTTGTAGGTGTGGTTGACAACTACCATAGGAATGTCTTTCATAGTCAAGTGCGGTGTTACCATACGGAACAAAGACTTCATCTGTTTGGCACGAGACATATCGGCAACAGACTTTCCATCCATGGCATCTTCAACTTCTTTCTTGGAAGCAAGGTTACCAATAGAGTCAATGACAATCATAATCTTATCAGTACGATCGATGCCAGCCAATTGCTGCATGATGTCAAACTTCAATTGCTCAACGTCCATGATTGGAGTGTGAACAACTCTGTTAGTGTCAATACCAAAAGAGTCAAAGTAAGATTGAGGTGTACCAAACTCAGAGTC